GCGGAAAATTGTTGCGCCATTGCAAGAACCAGCAATCAGCATGGGATCGGCCTATTCTTCTCCTCGATTGCGGATAGCTGCACGGTGGTGTGTGACAGTGCAGCAGGGGAAAGCGGTGGCACAGGTATAAACGATGTCCACGGCAATGCCACTGCAAAGAATTGTGCTGTTTTCGGTTTTGCGACACCATCCGCTGGGAGCTTTAATGCGTCTTCCGGCTATAACGCGACCGACAAAGCCTCGGGACTGCCGGGCAGTAACAATCTTTACAACCTGACCGCCTCCAATCAGTTCGTCAACACGTCGAACGATTTTCGAGTCAAGGCCGGCGCCGACTTGATCGATGCCGGCGGCACGTCTCTCACGACCGACATCATCGGGCAGACCAGAAGCGCACCGGATATCGGGGCGTGGGAATATGTAGCATCAGGGGGCGGCACCCCCCTAACCGTCTCCGATCCCACCGGCGAAGCCGCCGTCGACACCGGAGCGGTCACCCAAACCCACGCGCTGGCCGCCTCCGACGCCGCGGCCACCGGATCGATCGACACTCCGGTCATCACCCAAACCCACACGCTGGCCGCAACCGATGCCGATGCAACGGGCGCGGTCGAGACCCCGGCACTGACGCAAATCCAGGCACTGGCCGCCCTTGATGCCGAGTCCGCCGGTACCGTCGATACCTCGGTCGTCACCCAGACGCACGCCCTGACCGCCGCCGATCCGGCCGCCGAAGGCGTGATCGATACGGGCGCCGTCCAGCAGACTCACCACCTCGCCGCGTCGGACCCCAGCGCCACGGGCGAAGTCGATACCGTCACGCTGCCCACCGGCCTGCTGCTGACGGCGGACGATCCCGCGTCGACTGGGACGGTCGATACGGCCGCGATCGTGCAGACCCACGCGCTGGCCGCGCAGGATGCCGCCGCGACCCCGGCGATCGACGCCCCGGCGCTGACCCAAACCCATACGCTGAGCGCCGCCGATCCGGCCGCAACGGGCGAAGTGGACACGGTGTCGCTCGCGGCCGGGATTGTCCTGACGGCCTCGGATCTCGAAGCGTCCGGCGCGATCGACAGCGGCGCGCTCGTCCAGGTCCATCTGCTCACGGCTCTATCGCCCTACGTCGAGCCCGAGGTGGATGTCGGGATGCTGATTCAGCACCACTTGCTGTCCGCCGCCGACGTGGAAGCCGCGGGGTCCATCGACACGATCAACCTCGCCGGGACTGGCCTCGGCGACATCCTCAACCCGTCCCTGTACCGGGCCACACCCCGGCGCACCCTCCGGAGACTCTAAATGAAGTATTACCACCCCGACTTCCTCGATTTCGGCTTGGACCGCATCCGCGCCAAGATCGCCGCCGGCAACACGGTAAAGCTCCACATCCTCAAAGCCTACGCAGCCGGGGACTCGTACGCGACCGCCTTCGGCAACAGCATCGGCAGCGTCGCCCTGGCCGAGGGCGATTTGACCCTCGGCAACCAGGGCACCAACGGCCGGCAAGTGGCGGTCGCCTCGAAAAACCTCACCGCCTCCGGCGCCAGCGAGCAGTACGATTCCGGCACGGCCACGGCCGGCGGTGCAAACACGCTGACCGATTCCGGCAAGGCGTGGAGCGTTAACGGCCATGCCGGCCGAGCGGCCAAGATCGTCGGCGGTACCGGTGCCGGGCAGTCGCGCCGGATCGCCAGCAACACGGCCACCCAGTTGACCGTCACCGTCAACTGGACCACGCCGCCGGACGCCACCTCGCAGTACCAGATCCTGGACGACGTGCACTTTGCGATTCTCGACGAAACTGAAAGCAAGGTGCTGGTGGCGACCGACGAGGACAGCAACCAGGTCATCACCGCCGGCAACCCGGTCACAACGCCCGCGTGGGCGGCCAAGCAGAACCAGCCGGCGTAATGGTGCGTGGATACCCTGGTCTTCTACCGCGGCCGCGACGCCACCGAGGAGCTGGTGCTCCTGGAGGACGGCGAGCCGGTCGACGCGACGCCGGTCACGCGGATCCAGGTGGATCTCGGGGCGACCGTCGTCGACTCGCAGACCGCGCCGGCCGCGTTCGAGTGGCCGGTGCCGCTGACCTTCAAGCGGGCGAGCGGCGAGCGGATCGAGGTGCAGGGAATGCGACTGAACCTGGCCAAATCCGACTTGGCCGCCGGCCAATACGTGGGCCAGCTCGTCATTTACGACGCCAGCCACCCGAATGGCCTGCCGTGGGAGTGGGTGTCCGTGAAGCTGTATTGAGGTAAGCATGACCGATCCTATCCGCACCGCGATCGTCGCCAAGCTCAACACCGTAACCGATATCGGCCGGGTGCACGCCTACGAGCGCTACGCCAACCAGCTGGCGGACCTCGCCGCCCTCTACGCCTGGAACCCCGGCGGCGGCCCGGCTCAGCTCCGCGGCTGGTTCGTTCGGCGCGTGAAAGTGCACGAAAGTATGCCCACCTTGGCGACCTATAGCGAAACGATCACCTGGCGGATACGCGGCTATATGGCCCTATCCGACGCCGCGGCGAGCGAGCTGGCGTTCGACGATCTGATCAATGCGATCCGCGATGCCTTCAGGGCCGACGATACCCTCGGCGGCGTGGTCGATAGCTGCCGGTTCGATCGGGAGGCCGGCATCCAGATGGACGATGCGGGGCCGGTGCTGTTCGCCAACGTGCTGTGCCATTCGGCGCAGCTGACGCTGACAACGCGACGCTATTTTGCTGGATGAAACACCTTTTTATAGGAGGCATGACATGACCGAACGTACTGAACACGGCATCGGCGGCAGCTACCGCATCAACCCGGACACGGGCGAGCGCGAACTGGTCGAGCGCACCCAGTCGGCAGACGCCGTTGCGGGGACCATCGAGACCCGCCCGGCCGACGCCGCGTCCGGCGAGCCGCTGCCGCCTGCCGCCGCCGAGAACCCGAATCCGAAAGCCAAACGGCCGAAAAACGAGGAGTAAGCCATGACCCTGTTAACCCGCAAACGCGTCCTCTTGGCCAAGATCGAAGGCACGTACGGCGTAGATCCTACCCCGACCGGGGCGGCCAACTGCATCCTGGTCCGGAACCTCAACACCCCGGCCATGGAGATGCAGACCGCGGAGCGCGGGCTGGTACGGCCGTATTTCGGCAATTACGAGAGTTTGCCGTCGGCCATCCATCGGACGTTGGAATTCGAATGCGAAATCGCCGGGTCCGGCAGCGCCGGCACCGCGCCGGCCTGGGCGCCGCTCCTTCGGGCCTCCGGCTTTGCGGAGACGCTGCTCGCGGCCGAGCATACCGGCACCGCGGCCGCGGGCGCGGCGAGCACCATCACGCTGGCGGCCGGTGCCTCGGCTTCGGACGACGCCTACAACCACATGACGATCCGGATCACCGGCGGGACCGGCTCGGGGCAGGCGCGGGTGATCAAGGATTACGTTGGTTCGACCAAGGTGGCGACGGTCACCGAGGCGTGGACCACCCAGCCGGATGCGACCTCCACCTACTCGATCGACGCCCAGGCGGTCTATGCGCCGGTCTCGACCGGGCTCGAATCGGTCACGATCTACGTCAACGACGACGGGGTGCTGCGCAAGATGCTGGGCGCACGGGGCACGGTGTCCCTCGGGCTCTCCAACCATCAGGTGCCGGTATTTCGGTTCCGCTTCATGGGCCTCTGGTCGGCAGTTACGGACAGTGCGTTGCCGACGACCGACTACAGCGGTTGGCAAACGCCAGTTGCAGTCAACCGGGACAACACGAACGGGCTCAGGGTGCTGGGCTTTACCGCGGGGGCGCTGTCCGAGCTGTCGGTCGACATCGCGAACGAGCTGGTGTTCCGCTCGCTGATCGGGGCGACGGAACAGGTGTTGATCACCGACCGAAAGCCCGCCGGCAATCTGACCATGGAAGCGACCACCGTCGCCGCGAAGGACTGGGAGACGGCGATCAAGGATATCTCGACCGGCGCGTTCTCCGTTCAGCACGGCCAAACCGCGGGCAATATCGTCAAGATCGACGCGCCCAAGGTGCAGCTCCTCAGCCCGAGTTTCTCGGACCAGGACGGCATCCTCATGATGCAGGCGAATATGACGGTGTCGCCGGTGGCCGGGAACGACGAATTGGTCGTGATGGCACGGTAGTCGGTGCCGGAGGCGTGAATCGTAGGCCGGGATAAGGCGCGAGCCGTTCCCGGCGAATAACTCAGAGGTAAGAATGAACGAGAACGAATTAGAGCAAGAGATCCAGGCCAAGAATTTGAACGCACCGCGACTGAAACCAGCCGATATCGACGCGACTATCGTTGGCGAAGATTACCACGTGTTTCCAGGCACGACGGTAACGGTGTGCTGTTTGAAGCTCCGCAATGGATTCACGGTTACCGGCGAAAGCGCCTGCGCGAGCCCGGAGAATTTTGACGAGGAGATCGGGCGGAACATTGCCCGCGCAAATGCCCGTGAAAAGATTTGGGCGCTTGAGGGCTATTTGTTGCGCGAGAACCTGTTTCTGGCAAGGACGATTCCGTAACTACCAAGACCACAACTGCCGGAAACGCTGGCGCTTATTCCGGCCTACGACCTAAACCCAACTAGGAAAACCATGTTCAAACTCGATTTAAGCCCTACTTATAAGTACCCGGTCAACCTCGAGCTGGTCGACGCCGACGGAAGGCCGGTCAAGCGCAGCTTCGAGGCCTCATTCGCTCGCCTCGATCAGACCGAGATCGACGAGCTCCTGGACGGCGCCCGGGCCGGCGAGGTGAAGGATCTGCAAATCTGCGAGCGGGTGCTCGTGGGCTGGAGCGGCATTCAGGATGGGGACGGCAACGCGATCGAATTCAGCCCCGAGGCCCGCGCCCGGCTCCTGAACGTGCACCCGGTCCGCCCCTCGGTCGTGGTGGCGTGGATGGAAAGCCTCAACGGAGCGAAACGAAAAAACTCATAGAGGCCGCCCACCATTGGGTGAGGGGGCCAAAGCCTGAACCGAAAGGGGTTGATGAAGGTGACTGCGCCGCGTTCGGGCTCGATCCGGACCGCCTGGACGACGGCGAAGCGGGCGATACGGACACGGCGTTCGCCGTCTGGCCCGAGAACTGGGAAACCGTGCTGGCGTTTCTTGCCTGTTCGACCCAATGGCGCACCGGCATGGCCGGCCCAACCGGGCTCGATTATGCCGGAGTCGAAGCGCTGCTGAGGCTCAATGGGTATGCCGGCAAAGAGCGGCGGGAGCTGTTCGAAGGGCTCCAGATCATGGAACAGGCGGCCCTGTCGGCGATGGCGAAGCGCCGAAAATCCTAATCGTAGGGTGGGTTAGCGAAGCGTAACCCACCGAATCAACCGAAACAAACGAGCGATGAGTCGAGATCTCGAATTAGGCATCCGCATCACCGCCGACGGGCGACTGGTCGTTACCGAGGCTGGTAAGGCGGTGACTGCCCTGAAAGGGATTGAAGCGCAAACCGAGCAGATCGCGAAGTCGAGCGCGCGCATGGCGTCCTCGATGACGGCCGCCTTGTCATCGCTCGGCCGGGAAGGCTCAAAGCGGATTGCCGAGATCGACAAGCAGACGGCGGCATGGAACCGCCTGTCGGCAGCGGGACAATCGGCGCTCGATCAGCTCCACGGCAAAACCCAGCAAGCGACCGCCTCCACCAGCGCCTTGGCAAACGCGATCAAGGGCGTCGGCCTGGTGGCAGCCGGCGCCGCATTGGTCGGTGTGGCCAAAGAGGCCGCCGGCGTCGCGGTACAGATGGACCGCCTCAAATCCATCCTCGAAGCCGGTGCTGGCAGCGCTCAGCAAGCCGCGAAGGACATGGATTTCGTCCGGTCCACGGCCCGCGCGTTGGGATTGGAACTGACCTCCTCCGCCGAAGCCTTCGGCAAGTTGGCCGCGAGTGCCAAGGGCACCGAGCTCGCGGGGCAAGGGGTGCGCGACATCTTTGCGGCCGTCGCCAAAGCGTCAGCCAGCCTGGGGCTATCGGTCGACGAAGCCAACGGCGCGCTGCTGGCCATCTCCCAGATGATCAGCAAAGGCACCGTCAGTGCCGAGGAATTGCGGGGCCAGTTGGGCGAGCGGCTGCCAGGGGCGTTCCAGATCGCGGCGCGGGCGATGGGCGTCACGACCGCCGAGCTCGACAAAATGCTGCAGTCGGGCGACGTGGTAGCGACCGACTTCTTGCCGAAGTTTGCCCGGGAGCTCGACCGGGCGTTCGATTCCGGCCGGTTCGACCGGGCGCAGCACGAAATGAACCGGTTGACGAACGCCTGGACCGAGTTCAAGCGGGCGTTCGTCAACACGGATTTCGTCGCGGGCACCGTCCGGGCCATTACCGCCGGGATCGAGACGATCGTCGCCAACGTCAATGCTGGCAAGGCGGCACTAGACGACATCGACCGCGCCACCCGGAAAGTGCTCAGGCGCCAACCGGCACAACCTCAGCAGCCGATCGATCAAACGGCTATCGCGGCGGCGTTCGACGACAACTTCAGGCCGCAAACCTTCCTGGCCCCGCGCGGCGGGGTCTACACGTTCGGTCAACAAAGCATGGCGTTTGCCGCGCAGCCGATCGATGCGGCGGCGCAAAAGGTGGCCGAAGCCGATGCCAAGGCGCAGGCCAAAGCCAACGAGGAGCTGACGCGCTCCAAAATCGAGCTCTTCAAGGCGCAGAAGGATTACAACCAGGCGCTCGCCTTGGAAGCCGAGCTGAAGGGACTCTCGGGCGAACAGGCCGAGCAGTACATCCAAACCGAGTTGGCCACCCTTCGCGCGAAGGAATCCTCGGTCGCCTCGCACAAGGCGGTGTCGGCCGCCAAGAAAGAAGAAAACCAGATCGACCAGCTCAAGAAGCAGCTGCTCGACGCCATCAAGACCCCGCAGGACGAATACAACCTCCGCGTCGACCAAGCCGCGAAACTCTTGGCGCTCGGCAAGATCAACCAGGAGCAGTACAACCTGGCGCTCACCCAA